AGAGCGGCGAGGAAGCCAATAGTCTTCAAGCATGGACATGAACTTCCGATCATCGCGGATTTCGCCTGTCTGTGCGTCATATACCAACTTATTGCGATAACGATTCATAATGTCCTTGACATAGGCTTCTGCCTTGGTCTTCGGAAGGTTACCTACATCAATGTAGAAAATGCGGCGTTCAGGTGCGCGAGAAATTCTGTAAATTACTACAGCATCTTCCATCATTCGCAGTTGGTTCAAAGGCTTTATTGCCTTATGCAGAAACCCAACGGTGCGGCGGTATCTGCTGTCGAACATACCAGAAGAGCAGAATGCAATTGCATCATCGCTGATCTTGATTCCTTGAGTAGAACCTACTCTTGGATTGTCTTTGTTGTAAAGATAGAAATCACGATAGCCCGTGATGATCTTGTTGCCATCGGGACGGGTTTCCTTCTTGAATTCACGGATCTTCTGAATATTCAAAGGGTCGATGTAACGAAGTTCAAGAATTCCCTTATCCGGTTTTTCCTCATCCACTATGATGTGAAAGTAAATCTTGCCGTCAACATACCAACGGCGAAAAACTTCATATCCCTTACTGTCAAAGGCCATCAGGCGAAGAATATTCTTGAATTCTTCCTCAATCTTGTTTTTGATTTTGGGAGTAAGTGCCGCAGTAGTGTCGTTTAGAAAGGAAAGTTTGATGGGCATCTTTCCAGGTTCTGTAACGATTGCCTCATTCACTATGTCATCAATTGCAATTTCGCATACGGGATCCATAGACATTTCACGATACTTTGCCACAAGTTCAAAGTCGTTTCGAACAGAACCGTCAAGATCAACATACTGTCCGTAGAAACCCCCTGCTTCAACCGGAATAGCACCATCGTCCGTGGTAGGAACCACGAACGACTTTAGTGCCTTGAAATCAGATTGTTGCTTCTTTGATCTCTCTAACTTGAAGCCAAACAATTCCATATTTTACACCTCTCTATTGATCTGTTTTGGATCAGTTAGTAGTTCCCACTAGTTCATAGTATTGATAAGAAAGCGAAACGCTAAATTCAGATATTGCAGACTTGCTTTCAAAGGACAGTTCATAAGAACCAATTTCCTTTGGATAGCAACCAACGAACTTGTATGTGCAGATAGCATTGCCTTCGCGGGTAAGGGGCTGAACTGCCCAATCCATCAAGTATGAGTTGAAGTTGTTTGGACCAACATTGCTCTGATAGGAGTTAATGAGGTTTGACCAAGATTCAAAGGACTTACGAAGATTGTAAGAACCATCGTTATAGACCTTTAGACCCCAGTCTGCAAAGGTGCGATCTGCGGGGAACTTCATGGTTCTACCCATAAAGTTTGCAGTACCTTCGCCAATAGTAGCGGCAGGAATCTGTGCGCCCTTGCAAAGGAAGGTAATCTGGCTGTTGGAGTTTCCATTGTTGAAAAGTCCACCAACCGCCGAAATTGCACCGGCAGCGGCAGTTCCAAAGATTGCTCCTGCTACGCCAGCCGCTGCATTGATTGCACGGCTTCCACCGCTTGGGAACGATCCTGTGACCAAATAGAGGTTGTCTCTCGCACCACCATTGATAAGGTTCGCTCTGAAAGCGTCTATGCTGAATTGGCTGTATGCCATTTAGTGTCTCCTTTTCCTTATTTAGGGGGTGATTAGCCGCCTACTTCTGTGAACGAAACGCCAGTCTTGGTAGCAATAAAGTTCAATTGGATGAAATTGATGCTACGGGCAGGCTTGATGTAGATATCTGCCACGAAGCGATTGCCGTCAATCACCTCTGGAGTATTGTTAGATTCATCGCACTTGACCAAGAAATCGGTGATTCCACGGCGATTTTGAACATCGCGTAGGAATGGCTCGACCATTGATCGGAATTGCGAACGAGTGAACGCATCGTTGAATTCGAAGAGGCTGTATTTTGCAGCCGTTGCAATTGCCTTCTCAAGTACGATGAAAAGGCGGCGAACATTGATGCGGTCAAATGCCGATGGCTTGGTTTGAGCCGTCTTGTCACCAAAGAGCAAAGTTCCCTCTCCTGGCATTGTAATGACAGGATTGATTCCCTTTTGATAAAGTTCGTCACGATGGGTTTTGCTTGGATTGTAGGCAAGACGAATGGTGTTGCGAATGACTCCACGATTGAATCCTGCGGGAGAATACCAAGGATCATTGCTGAGGTCGGTGCGGGCGCAAAGACCTGCAATATCACCATTTAGAGGAACATACCGATAGGTATCGTTGTAAGAGTCGTATTGATACTTGTAACCGGTATCAATGACTGTATACGAGGAATTTCCTACGGCATTTCTGAATGTTATTGCATTCCCTAGTTTGGTGGCTTCTGCCGTTGTCGCATTGTTGACTTCGGGCGAAACAAAGGCAACGCAGTCCTTTCTTCCATTTACAATATCAACGAGATTTCCAACATTTGCTGTTGTGCAAGGTCCACCAATCAGTAGAGAGACATCGGATTGATCTGGATCTGCAAACAACTGATAACCCTTTCCTAGATCAAACAAGTCTCCTGCTGCGCTGTCGTATTCGCCGGTTCCACCTTGCAGATCAAGACGGAAGACACCTCTAATTTCACTCTCTCCTGCTCCGCTTCCTGTGCTGTAGCGAGTGGCATCCATCATAGATGAATTGAACGACCAAGTTCCTGCACCCACCCATTCTTCGCCAAATCCAGATCCTGTTAGCGCACCGGCAACAAATTCAATACCATCAAGGGAACTAATTGAGCCAACAGCAACGATGTACTTTGATTCGTTGTTTATCTTGCTCTTGAAATAGTTGAAAGTCCCATCTTGCAATTTTGCATTAGGATCGACAGAAAGACCTTGGAATCTTTCAAGAACCGTGTTTGTAGTTCCGCTGAATTGTCCAAGTCTATCAAGAACAATCAAGTGGAATTCATCATTAGCACCGCTAAGACCAAGAGTGGTTTCTGCGTAATATGAAGTATTTGGAGCAGAATCAAATTGGGATGAATATGTCCATCCCGTAAATCCACCTGCCCCCGCGCCAGCACCGCAGATTTCGATGGCAAGGCTGTTTCCAAGATTTCCTGGATATTTTGCCGCAAACATACCATTGAGGCTTGGCAGGGAGGTATCGCTGTTTGGAATGTATCCTGCTGCTCCTGTTTGACCCGCATTAGTTGCTTCACTATGAGTAACACGAACAACCTGAAGATTGTTTCCGTAGCCAAGGAAGTTGGCAGCAGAGAACCAATACTTGAAATTGTCATCGTTTGGTGTTCCATAGAGGGCAACTAGATTGGCGACATCGGTAACGATTACGCGCTGATCTGCTGGACCCCATCTGAAATATCCTGCGATACCGGCATTGGTCGTAGCCACGGCAGGAATAATTGTGGTCAGGTCTCTTTCTGTGACTGTTACGCCAGGACTAATTTGGAATCCCATATGGGCGGTCTCCTGTAGTTATTCAAAAGTGCGGACGAGATTATTTAGCATTCTTACCACCTAGCCCCTTCTCGGTGTATATCATCGGAAAAGGGATCGAATTCTTTTAAACGGGCTTGTTTTGCCGTAGTTTCTTTTGAGAGGTCAATTTCATCTTGTGTTCGTTCATCATCCACTCCGATTTCTAAAAACCCAAATGGAACTAAGTCTTCTTCAAGTTTTTTGAGTTTATCCTCAAACAACTTCTTTCGTATGTCGGTATTTACCAAGTCTTTGAAGTATGGCTGTGTAGTTAACCAACCAAACATGACCAAGGTAGCCATTAAATCATCGTTATAGCCTGTGCTTGCCTCATACGCCGCTCCTTTGGCGACATAAGTGGAAAGTTCGGCAATGATGTCAAAATCATTGAGTAGGATCTTGTCGTTTTCAATCATTTCCTTGATGACCAAGCAACCCGTCTTTTTGATTTGATTTGACATCTTAATACCATACTGCACTCTGCCGGTACCGAATCCTTCTCCTGCCTTTTGTCCTTTTTTGCCCTTCACGGTGATGTTTATGATGTTTTCGTATTCAAGTTCTTCTCTGAGAATATCAGAAACTTCCTGTCCTGTATCGTTTAGTTCAATCAGCGCATAGGCTTCGTTGTATCGGGTTCCCAAAACTTCAAGAAGATTGGGGAAAACCATGACCGGCATGACATTGTTCCTGAATCTTGCGACAACTTTGTAGGGTAGTTGGGTGGCATCTATGATTGTTGCTGCGTGATAATCTGCTCCTTGTCCTCTTGATGTGTCTACACACATGGCATAAATGTGATTCTTGATTGGAGCCTCGTATACCACCAACCCTTCATCACTTTGATAGATAGGAGTCTCGTACGCCAAAGACGATATCTTGGAAGCCTTGATAAGGGTATCGTCCGAACCCAAGAATTCACATTCGTATTCCTGATACCAAAGCCTTTCGTTTGCAAGACTTGTCTTGGTTATTTCTTTCCATTTTGCATCTCTGCCTGGAACCTCACTCCACTTGGCTTCTATGGGAATGTACTGATTTCTCTTGTTTTCGGCATCTCTCCACAATTTGTAGAACATATTCATTCCCCGAGGAGTAGATACGATGACTACTTTTGATGTTTTTCCTGATGAAATGGTTGGATATACAGACGAAAAGAATTCCTGTGCTATGTTTTCGGGAATGTGGGCAAACTCGTCAAGCAACAGAAAGTTGAAACTGTCTCCGCGAACGGCAGAAGCACTTGTCGCGGCAGACACTACTTTTGACCCATTTTCCAAGGTAAAACTCAACTTGTTCCATTCAATGACCCCCTGCTGCATCCATTTTGGAAGGCTTTCGTATGCGAATTTGAGGCGGCTCAGAAGTTCGCTTGCAGTCTTCAATTTGTTTGCAAGAATGGCAACTTTGTAGTTGGGAGTGAACAATATGCTGTAAAGTATGTACCCCAACATGACCGTGGACTTGCCGCTCTGACGAGGAATCTTCGAAATGACAAAACGATTCGTGTGGATTGCCTTTACGATCCTTTTTTGGAAAGGATACATCTTGAATGCAATTGGTCCCTGATCAAGAGACACGATTTTCATGTAGGTCTCAAGAAAGTGTATGGGATCTTTAGAGCATTTAACATATTCCGCCAACTGCTCGTTGGTGTATTGAATTTGGACATTCGGTCCCTTGAGAAGGGGATTACCTAAGTAACTGTCACCCTGCTTGTACGGCATCGCTGTCCCCGCCTTCGCCTTGCTTTGGTTCTTCCAAAGCCTTTGTGTTCATGTTTCGTATCATCTTTTGCAAGTCTGCGGTATTGCCCACGAATATGCTGTTGTTGGTTACATTCGTGGTCTTGCCTGGTTCTTCCTTCTTGATGTCCTTTATCTGCTTGTGGAGGTGCATCAACTTATTGTTTGCCTCCAATGAAGACGAAATCAACTGCGCCACGACTTCGTATGCGCGAGGACTCTGACTTTCTACGGCAACTTCAAGAATGCTTTCTATTGCTTCTTCGGACTTTTCGATAATCCGCTTCAGATTTTCCCTGACTTCGCTGTAATCCCTGTCCGCTTCTGATCGGTTGACCTTGGCAACCTTCACCTCTGCTTGAATGATTTCTTGCTTTGGTTCGGGTTTGGGTAAATTCAAAGCATCCGACAAATTCTCATCTACATTGCTCATAATGATCCTTTAGAACAAGGTTATCGTTGTTGTAACTTGTCCAGTAGTTCCTGGTGTATATCCCGTTGCTCCTGTTGCTGCTTGCGCGGTCACTCTGACATTTGTACCAGAAGGACCATACGCTGCGGAAATGTTTCCCGTTCCTCCCTGTGGAGACATATTGATCTGTGCCGTGCGTATGACAGATACTGTCTTGATTGGACCGTATAGGTACAGTTTCATCGTAAAAGATAGAGTCATTATTGTGACTTTTCTTGTTCCATAGTCACCATAACTGCCATCATCGCCTTCACTCAATACGCAATTCTTGAATACGACAGGAACATCCACATCGGGATCCGTATCGTTCATGTTTATGCTGACCGTATATTCTGGTTGGAAGTAGGGTATTATCTGTTCAAAAATCTGCAAAGCATCTTCCGTATTCTTTGCCATGATGCTGAGAGAGAGGTCTATATTGTATGGTACTCTCTCGTATCTTCTCTTGAGTTGGCTTGCACTCAACGCAGCAACCGTTGAATTCATTGTTGACAGTTTTCTAGAAGAATCAAATGTGACATTCTGCATCTCAAAGGAAAGTCTAGGAAGGTAATTCTCAAGTTTGACAGCCGCTTGGTCAAAGTCCGAGCCTATTCGCTCAAGCCTTCTCAAGAACTTTTGTCTTGGTCCATATGCAATTGGAACCTTTATTCTTTCGACCTCAACTTTGTTGGAGTCATATCTTGCAATATGAATGTTGTTGAACAGGTTTGCAAATGCAACCACCGCTTTTCGTATTGTTCCGTGATAATAGTATTCAAACATTACGGTTCTCCAAACGGATGGTTTTCGTCAAAGTTGAGGAATGAATCTGCTTCTACTTGAATTGCATCGTTTGTATGGTCTATCAATGTTCCGAATTTCTCGGTGCTTCCTGTAGAAGAAATTCTGTAATATGCGCTGTTGTCTGACTTCGTTACATATCCTCCCGCGAGGCTCCAGCCGCCAACCGGATCCACGAGAACCATGCTTGTCGGTTGCTGCGGGTTCCAAGCATAAACGGTTGCTTTTGCAGTCGCCGTCGAAAAGTTTCCCGTAAGCGACCCACTCGAAGGCTGATAAACGAAGTCGCCTTTTGTAAAAGTTCCTGATCCACCTGTTGCTCCTAGTATGAGTTGAAGTTTGAACGCAACCTCTTCCACGGCATCTATTTCCGGTATGCCGGTATTCAACTTTTCTTCGCTGTATTGGAAGAGTTCGCAAGTCATTTGATAAGAAACGAGTTTGCCGAGTTGATAAAACGGATTTTCATGCTCAACGAACTTAATCTCAAACAATCCTTTGTTCAATGGCAAGAAAAGCAAATCTCCTTCCATCGGTCTTGCCATGCCGGTTTCTCGCTTGAACCGCTTCCGAGAAACCGTAAACTTCACGCTATCTCTCACTTCAAAGCCAAACTTGGTGAATTGGTCACCACCCTCAAATGCGGTAGTGGTGTCCATGTACATCTCTATCATCTTGAAAGAAGAGAACCTAGAATAAGGTGCTTCACCGAAAAAGTCATCTTTGTGAATCATGGTTCTTGGAATGTAATACATCTCCATGCCATGAATCTTGATGGCTTCTATCGTTAAATCCTCAATGAGATTTTGCTCAGGGAGGTTTTTGAACTTGTTGAAGTATGGGTTTACTGCCATGTCATCCCATCATGAAATCAATCGGAAGTTCATACTTCGTGATGATTTCCTTTTCTATTTCGTCTATTTCCTTCTGTGCTTCATTGACGATATCCACTCCTCGCAGAGTTACATCGCCAGGCAACTTTATTCCGCTGTATTTGCTCATGTTTATGCCCCATTGACGCTTGATCAGCGCAGTCAGGTATTTCTTCAGCATTCTGTCCTCGTAAATCTCGGGATGTACTCGGGGATCAAGAATTCTGTAGCATTCTATGATCAGGTACGCTCCTGGCTTGACTACGCGCCAATCCATGTGAAGTTCAAGTTTGTTGGTGACTCTGCTGAACTCCACTTGCTTTTCTGGTGACAAAAACTGCCGTAGCAAAGAAAGATACTGCTGCGTCAGGTCATATTGAATTAGATCAATTGTTCCGAAAGTGTAAAGGTCATTGAGTGCATATTGATAGCGAACATCGAACATATCAATGGTCTGCTGAGAAATGTGAAAAATTCTTGTTACGCTGGTGATCAAATTGTCAATCGGAACCGATCCGCCAGAAAGGTGGGCAGGGGTTCCTCCTGTAAGACCTGCCTCCGTAAAGGTCTGATAGCGATCATCGTAAGCAAGACTTTCCGTATTGCTTGCCTCAAGCAACAGGTATTTTCTGTCTATGTCTGCTTGCGTCAATCTGTATTTCAGGTATACCCGTTCAACTCCGTCAAAATGGTATTCCGACATATACCGCATAGCATCGTCAACACGGTCATCAACCTGCTCGTCATCGACATTAATCTCAACTACAGGTGCGCCCAACTGCCGAAAGCAGTAATCCACCAATTTTTGCCTTGTGTTTATCGCAGCCATCGGAATCCTCCGATGTTATTTAGACTTCCGTTGAATCCTCAAGTTTTAACAATCCATCTGAAATCCACATCAGACTTGCAGGGAAGAAAAACCTCATCCATGCAGGATGGAAGCAATTGACAAGTGCTTCCCGCTGACAAAGGAATGTACGGAGTTGATTTGTCGTCTATTGAAGCCGTAACTAGACCATTGACAGAAGAAAGAACTAGAATCTTTCCTTTCCAACCCAATGCGGAAAACAGCAATTTTGTCCCTGCCTCTATCTTTCCTTCATGAACCAAAACAAGTATTTGATCGTTGTTGCTTGCTATTTTTAAAGTCAATGGTTTTATGTCCTCCATCAATACCGAATGAAGTCGTGGATATTTTCTTTGAGAAATCAACGAGCCATCGCACAACAACCATCCTTCGGGAGGATTTCTCCCGCAAAACTTCATCATTGTTCCTGTCGGTATCTTTGACTCCGAAATCAAGGAAGGTCGAACGAAAATCCCCTCTCCTTTTCGGCATCCTTGTAATAGCGGAATTTCTCCTGTTTCGGCAAGAGATCCATCATGCTGAAGATAGTATGTCTTTCCGGATTCAATCCATTCTAGGTTTATTATCCCCCCATGAACGACATCAATCTCCGTTCGCATGGGTAAATGGACTTGTTCGACAATTCCAAAAATAGGATTGTTGGGATGACTGTAGGAATACGGTCGGATTACTCCAGTTGAATCCAAACAGACTATTGTCCCTGCTTCGAAGGCAGCAGGGTATCCAAGAGAAACGGTGGATCGCATGGAGTTCGACCCACCGTTTTTCGGCAGAAAGACATTGCTCGGAGGAGAGGGCATCAGCCTCCGTTCATCAATTCCTCAGCGGCAAACTTGAGATTTGCTTCCATTCGTTCCTTCTGATCGGGTGGGAACTTGTTTTGCTGCAACAAAGCCTTGGAAGCCTGATAAGACTCCTTGAAGTGTCCCGTCCAATAAGCAGCAATTGCAAATTCATCGAGCAACATCCACTCATAGACGGGGGCAGCAATGAACAGAGAACCTTCGGGGCAACGGCACTTCATTGCTTGCTTTGAGAAGGTGTATGCCTGATCAAAACGAATGTTCAGTCGGCAAAGACGAGCCGCCGCCCACAGGCTTTCTGCACGGTATGGACAAGATTGATATGCATTGAAATACATCTTGATGATGTCATCAATGTTCTTGTTCAGAACTTCCATGATTCTTCCTGCTTGATAGAGCGAATAAAAGACCTCCTCGTTCCATCCACCGAGTTCCGCTCTCTTGATATAGGCAGCAAGAGCCTTTTCCCATTGCTGAGAGTCACGGTAAGACTGAGCAAGATAGAAGTGGTAGCGATGGAAATCCTTTGGATCGACCTCTCCCTTGAGTGCTTCCTCGAATCTTTCGGCATCGCGCTCATACTTCATTGGCTGACTTGAACGATTGCCGTCCTGAATGGGAGTATTGATGAATCCACGGGCAAAGTCCCGAGTCTGAATTTCGTCATGGCAATCGACATATTCATGCAGTATTCCACGATAGTAGAACCGCTTCTTATTGCTTGTCATCTGAGGACGGTGATACTTCGTTCCGCCGTATGACGCAAAAATATTGTAAAGATCGGCAGTAAGTCCTGCCTTGAATTGCTCGGGGTCAAATCCTGGTTCAAAGACCAAAACCTCATCGGCATCAATCATGTAGGCATAATCGCCCTTGTCGCGGGCAAGTTCAAGTGCTTCCGAACGATTGTGTCCGAAATCCTTCCAAGGACGCTCATGAAGTTCACCAGGTATGCCGACATTCTCAAAGAACTTCCGAATCTTTTCCTGTGTTCCATCGGTTGAGCCGGTATCCACTATGACCCAGTAGTCAATGATGGGAAGAACGGAAGCAAGGCAGCGTTCGATGACGCGAGCCTCGTCCTTGACAATCATGCACAGCGTGATTGTCTTGGTCTTCTTTGAATTTTGAGTGTGTGTGGTCTTTGCGACCTGAGCAGCATTTTCAATCGTAGTAATCATTTCCATCTCCATGTTGAAAGAAGAGAAAGTCTTCTGGTCTATTTATGACCATTTTGGGCAAAGAACAAGAAAAACTAGTTGATTTGTCAGAAAGTGTTAAGTCTACTTCTCGTCCATTGATTCGTACCTACGCAGACATACAGCCACCATCCTGCTACACCAGTACTGTAACCATACTTAATCTCTCCAGTTGTTCCCAATGCGCCGCTTGTCATGTCCACGGGTGCAGTCAAGCCAAGAATAATCTTGTCCAAGAAGGTCGCCATTCCACCTACGGTGCTGTTTCCCGTGACATTTATTCCATTTTGAAAAGTAGCCGATCCTGTGACTGTCAGACTGTTTGTTGTAATTCCTTTTGTGAAATTGGCAGCACCATTGAATGTAGCACCTTGATCGACATTCACAGTAGATGCATTCAACTGGCTGCAAAAAACACTTCCGAGTCCAGAGAAATCACCATTTCTCTGCAAGAAACAATTGTCATTTCCGAGAGTGACATCGCCATACAATGCGATGAATTTATTGTCTCCGCTAGCACCAAGAATTATTGCATCTCCCGTGACAGACATTCCTCCTGTCACGGAAATTCCGCCTGCTATTGAAGCACCATCGTCCATAATGACCGAGTTCTCAAATGTTGCCTGACCCCTAATTGTCGTGGTTCTTTCTGAACCATTGTTCAGAATGACATTTCCTTGTGCCATCAAGGTTCCGCTGAATGTCGCTCCTGCCGTACTCAGTCCCGTGCTTGCAGACAGCAATCCAAATACCTGTGCAAATCTTTGGGTGGTTGCTCCTATTACAGCCGAGTTGGAACCCATTCCAACCGCATCTCTTCCTATGACGATTTCGTTTGTCTGAGCATTCGCAGAGGCTCTTGATCTATATCCAATGTAGATTCCACCTGTAGCAGAAGTATGAATTGCTGAGGCTGGTCCCCTGTATTTTCCTGCAAATCCTCCGACAGCAACATTTTCATTTCCAATTGTCCTAAACATCGTTTCTGGACCAATTCCGACATTGCCATAGCAAAAACGATTTGATCCTCCAGAATTTTGAGCCATCGAAAATGCGCCTATCAGTACATTTTCATACCCCCATTGAATGTTTGCGCCTGCATTGTCACCAATTGCCACATTGTTCATAGAAGTCAATCCAAACTGCAATGCTTGCGCGCCTATTGCAATATTTCCTCCACCTTGAGGCGAAAAAGGATTGATTCCATTTGCAGATGCAAAAGGGAGTAAAGGATCGCCATTTGTATCTCTTAAAGCCTCTTTACCAATTGCAATATTTTTTTGACTACCATCGTAGAAAAGAGCGCGGTCTCCTATTTTAATATTGTAAGATTCCATTGTGAGACCATAGCCTATAGTGAAGAAAGAACTAGGACTCTTTCTGTCCGTAAGTGTAATATCTCCTCCAAAGGTAATTCCTCTCGCAACATAAAGATTGTTGGCAGACAATCCATTGTTGAAGGCTGCATTTCCGGTCACATTG